TTCATTCGCATTTGCAATGAAGATGACGGATACTTTCCGAACAATGGTATGGCGTTATTGCGAATGGCCATCGCATCAAATACACCTTCACATAGATTAAGCGGTTCGTCATAATTGACAAAGCTTTCAAAGCCTACCAAGTCCATTGAAACGTCTGGTTTTTTATGTGGAACGCACCCATCTTCATAATAACGTCGGCCAATGAAAAAGTTGAGTACGCCTTTGGCATCATATGACGGAATGATAATGTGGTGCTCATATTCCCCACTTTCACAGTACCCGATGTTGTACCTAAGTATGTCCTCACGGGTGATACCACGTCGTTTTAAGTATGCCAAGGCATTCTTATATTCTGGCATAATTCGAGGTTTGGAGATTGGATGAAACTCAGGCGGAAGGTTGAGGAAAGTCGGGTCGGCCTTGGCATAACGAGCCATCCGAATGTCACCAGTAAGCTTTAAGATAGCGTCCCGATAGTTTGGCGGGGCTTGAAGTTTGTAGAGCAAACTCCCAAACGTGGCACCTTTCGTATCGCATCGCCAGCAATGGTAACTGCCAATTCTAGCACCGCCAACGGCGATTTCCAACTTGTTGGTAGAAAGATTCTTGTCAACGCAGAAGGGGCAATGGTACGTGGCCTGAACTCCCGATTTTCGGACTCTGGCCTGCTGACCGAGCAATTCATTGAAGATTGCTGTCAATTCTGATTGTACCATCATCCTCGCAGTCTAACCGATTTCAAGAGGAAACTCAACTTATTATAACTCGTCCCGTTTTCGTTCTACCCACATCATCTGAGACTTCATTCGGTTGTAGAGAATATTGTCGGGCTGTTGAGCATAAAACTTGCTACGCATCACACCACATTTGGGACATCCATGTCCACTCATATGAATATCGGGGGTTGTGAAAAAAGGACCGTGGTCTCGACATATGATGGTGGTAGGAGTTTTGGAATTTGCATAGCAAGTCTGAGAATAATCATATGTATCTCCGTGAACCTCTTTTGAGCGTCGGATGAATTCTTCCAATCCAATCAGCCCCTTTCCAAAACATTTCGGGCATCCCTGTTGAAAGTGTATGTGGTTCTCGGGGGTCTGCAAAAACTCTCCATGCTCGGGGCAAATAATTATTCCTTTTGTTTTCCCATTTACATATACAAATTTAGAATAGTCATAATGGTCTCCATTGATTGCTGATACTCGCCCGAGAAACTCTTCCATAGACAGCTTTGCTGCTTCGGACCTACGAACAATCCCACAGCGAGGGCAACCATCCCCCCGCAAATGAGCATTTGGCGTTGCATAGAATGGACCATGTATTGAGCATCCAAATTCCACCTTTTCATCGGAGGATTTGTACATTACCTTTGAGTAATCCCACCTATTCCCTTGAAGTTGGCGTGCCTTCTGTATGAAATCTTCCGTGGAGGATTTCAACCCCTCACGTACATCTTCAATGCCACATTGAGGGCAACCGTGGTCTGATAGATGATTGCAAGCGTCTTGAGAAAAGTCCCCGTGAATTCTGCACGTTATGATTACTTTCTCATGCCCACTGACGTATTTGGTTTTAGAATAGTCATATCGGTTTCCATGAAGGGCTTGTGCATCCTGTATGAATTGTTCGGTTGATTTTGGACTACACTGAGGGCGAAGCCTTCTAGCACATGTAGGACATGTCTGCCCATTCCAGTGGTTTTTCGGGGTCTGATAAAACTCGCCGTGCTTGGGGCAAATGATAGTGATTTTATCGTACTGAGAATAATACCGCACACGGGAATAGTCATACCTATTCCCGTGTGCAGATTTTGCCCTGTGGATACACTCCGCAGTGGTTAGCGTTGCTTTTCCCATAGACTTACCCCAAGTCCAGCACCGCAAGAAGAGGGTCAATCGTGGCGAGTTTGATGGGAGTATAAATAGTCCCGCCCTCGGTCACGAGCGTCATTTCACGCCCAATGTCAATGACGTTGACTTGGGTGCGTCCATCGGAGAGGACGTGAATCATGGCGAAGGCGTGCGCCCAACCGTTCTGAGCACCGCCTTTACTGCAATACTCAGCTTGCAGCTTGGTCATACAGCCAATGCAATCCGCTCGGCGTCTCTCGTAGATGTTGGAGTCAATGCTTTCACGAATGACCTTATGCTGGTGCCCATACACCACATTGTCGAAATCACGAAGCATTTTCTTTATAGAACCATTGTTATATCCATGCAGAACCACCGTTCCTTTGTGACCGGGAGCATTGATGAACACAAAGGGGTCTTCCTCACCGCCCCAGTAGGCATGGTATTCGATATTGAAATCCTTCCACACAGGCCAGTTGTGGAAAGCCTCGGTTTGGAACTGTCGCATTGCGGGCTGAGAGAAGAAGGTGCGGGACCAGAAGTCATGGTTGCCTTCAAGTTGGAACTTCTTAGCATCGGGGTATTTCTTATGCAAATACGCCCAGAAATTGTACACCATTTGTTTCTGAGACGCCCACGAGGCGGTGTACCAGTCTCCATTGGTATCTTGGGCTGTGCCTTCACGCTGAACTGCTTTGTTCCATGCGGAAATAGTGGACATTTCAGCAATGTCTCCAAGATGAATAATGCCATCCAACTGATAAGGCTCAATGAATTGAAGCATCAGTGATATGGCTTCGGGGTCTTGGCAGAAGCGGGGTTCGTGGAACGTTTTACCATCCTTCAACGGCGCTTGGAAGTGCGTATCTGGGATGACGAGGTAGGTAGCTATCTTTGTTGTTTTCTTCATTTTGTCTTTCTGCTCTGACACACTGTCAGAACTATCCTCGGCTCAATAGCCTTGGAATTTCATTCTGCGACCATAATACCAGAACCCTGAATATTGTCAACTCTTTTGTGAAATTTTCTGAGTATGTATAGATGTGAAAACATCTGGAATCTACAAAATCCTCAATAAAATCAACGGCAAGTACTACGTTGGGTCTGCCAAAAATATCTACGACCGATGGTCGGACCACAAGAAGGATTTGAAGAAATCAAGGCACCACAATCGTCATTTACAGCGAGCGTGGGACAAATATGGTAAGGAGAATTTCGAACTCGTTGTCGTTGAAACCTGTGTTCCCGAGGCTCTTTTAGACAGGGAACAAGAGCATCTTACCCGCTGCAAATCAGTTCCAGATACAAATTACAACATGATTTACGAGGCGGGTGGTGGAGGGGACTTCGCCCCAGAAATCATAGAGAAGATGCGAAGAAATCATGCCGATTTTCGTGGAGAAAAGAACCCCCGTTACGGCACTCATCTTTCCGAAGAGACCAAGCAAAAAATAAGAGCAAAGGCGATAGCGAGGCAATCAGACCCTTCTAAAAGACCAATGCTTGGAAAACACCACTCCGAGGCAACTCGCCAAAAACTACGAGACATCAAACTAGCCCATTATCGCAATTCTCAACTTCTTCTTCCAACCTAGAAATAGCCATGTGCAATGGTATTTCATACCATTCGTTTCGTTGGGATAATGCAAAATGACGCATTGCCTCTCTGATTCGTTTCTCGGCGGGAATGCAATCTGGATGAGGAATGTTGAAGACCATCTTGTACCCACGCTTGGGGTCGGAGGTCTGATAAGACCGAAGGCGAGCGTCCAAATCTTCTGTACACCCCACTTTCACAAAGCCGGGAAACGCATCGTTCGTAACTATGTAGAGGTATCCGCCTTTCACTCTTGGTATAACTTTTTGTATTGGGGGTCCGAATGCATACAATCATCGCAGACGTACTCTTCGTCATCTCGTTGATATTCTTTCCAGTTGCCCTCGGCCACAATGTAGTATCCACCCGTAACAGTAACGCCCGTGGTAGGGCAAATGTCAATGGTTCCTTCGACCACTTTACCGCACCTATCGCACGTTATTTGTATTGTTTTCATAGCACGATACCACTATCGCATCATAGGCATCTTCCATTTTTTTATCTGGAACTCCGTTTCTGTTTAGCACAATCCACGGAGTCATATTATACATAGTTTCAATTTTCTGTTTTACGAAATCTTTTGGTTTTATTCCTTTTATTCTGGACACCCCAAACAATTGTTTTCGCATCGTGACAGCATTGGCATAAACCATTGGAAGATGATAATGCTCTTCGAGAATATAGCAAATAACCGCTTTATTCTTCGCCAGCTTCAATAACGTTTGTTGGGAAGTTTTTCCAAATGCAAATCCCGACAAATTTTCTTCAACATTTATTCTCCCGAATTCTTTTCCGACGAGACCATCTATTATGATTTGGGCTTTGTCTTTGTACTTTTCTACTTTTGATATGTCAAAATATCCGGCATCAATCAACTTTTTATCCTCTGTTATTGCGAATCCGCAGGTCGAACACGACAAATCTAATCCGAGAGATTTCATTGACCCCTCCCTCGTCGTAAAGCCGCTTCACGTAATTTTTGTTTTGATTCATCTGAATGATGTTTTCCTTTGAACGGAGAGGGTTTACCCTTTTTCGCAATACTTATTTTTCTCTTTGTCTCGGCACCATAAGTCATTCCCTTATTCCACGCAGTTTGAACCCCCATCTTCCCCCTATTCCACGGCACTCGACCCATTTGCGAGGAACTTATGTGAGATTTGTGCTCGTCAGAAAATATCATTCCTATTCGAGCATTACTTATCTTTTTCTTCGACTCTTCCGACATAACCCTGCCCACATTTGATTCGCTTATCTTTTTCCTACTCTCCAATGACATCTTTCGTCCTCGCATTGGAGCGGTAGAATCAAAAGACAGATTGTAATTCAATTCGGGAGAGTGGCGACATTCATTCAGATATTTTTGTTCTGCCGCTTCAAGTTTTTCTTCGGGGATGACTTCAATCACATTGAACCGAAATGAAGGTTCTCCGTATTTATTCCACGCCGCTTGGAGATGGGGATTGGCATGATGATTGTTGTTCAACTTACACTTGTGAATATACCACCGATGATAAATGTCAGATGAACTGCCAACATAATACTTTCCATTTAGATTGTTCGTTATTTTGTAAATGCCGGTGACTTTGGTGTTCATATCAGTTTCCCTTTTTTTCCAAATTTTCACATCTCCCACAACCTTTTGGAACCTTGTCGAGGCGAGCATATTCCTTCCCATATAACAATTGACTATGAAGTTGGTCTTCACACCATTGATTGAGTTTATGATTATTTTCTTCGCAAAACTGTTTGATTTCTTTGTGAAGTTCCTCGCTTATTTTTATTGTTTTATGTCTCATAGTGAATATACATATAAACAGAAGTAGAAAAAAGTGGAAAAAAGTAGAATCCATCAGAAAATAAATGGCGTCACATGGACGCCATTTTAGAATTTATATGTTTGAGTTTTCTCTTACGGATGATACTTTCTTGTGTCGAGTCCGTGGATGTAGAGGGAGTAATCGTTGCTCAATCCACCATTTTGAACCACCTTGAGTTGCGACACCTGTTGCAACGCCTTCACCAAGAATCCATTTGGGTTCTGATTAGCGGCACCTTGCTGACTGGTAGCGTCAATCGTTTTCCCTGCTGCTGGTTCTTGGCCCGGGTCTCCGAGTACTTCCTTAACTTCAAACGCTCCACCCGCATGTTGCTTTGCATAGCGAACGTCGAGGGTAGTCGTCAATGATGGTCTTACTGATGGTGCTGGCATATAGTTGTTCCTTTACTTAGATATAAATATCGTTAGAAGTCCATTTTCACCACGAAATTTATGGGTAGTTCTGGGGTTATCTTAATCGGCGTCCCAAGTTTAGCTACAGCCACCATCTCAAGCCCATTGTAAAGGCCGATGGTTGTCGCCATTGGGGCCAAGAACGAGCCGGTCTTGTCAAAGACGGTCAATCGCTCATAGTCCAAGAAATCGCTCTTAATAGCGGGTTTGGCGAACTTCTGGCTTAACCCGTTGAGATAGTCCATGACATCACTAAAGAGGCGACGATGGCACGATGGCGTGATGAAAGTAGCGTAATTCTCCTGAGTCAATCTGTGGGTGAAATACTTCCACATGATGTTCATGTCACGGTAGTCAATGCGGAAGTCTTGATTGAGGTCAAGGGTCGTTTGCATCTCCGTGTCAGTCGTCTCCCAGCGGAGTAAGCTTTCGCTAATCAACAGGGGAGTGGTGCTGTCATCGGTATTGGCCTTGTAATAGTTGAGTAAGCTTATTTCATCGTCGGTCTTCACAATAGAAGAACTCCAATTTGTCGAAGTCGGAAGGCCAAGGATGGCCGTGTTCTTGTACTGCATGTAGCTCAAAATCACATCAACATCTTGATAGTCGAATATTCCATTATGGTTGATGTCCAATATCGAAGGACTCTGAACTACTGCCGTTGGGTTCGTACTGACATTGAACTCACCCGGGTCCACGGTGCAGATGACTTGCTTCTCGAAGATGGTGTGCTGACTCTTGAACTCCAAGTCATATTCGTAGGTGTAAGTATTGACTGGGGCATAGAACAGCCCATCAAATACAGACCCCGAAGTCATGATGACAATTTTGCCATTGCGATAGAAAACGTTTCCAATGTGGAACTGGTCACGAAGGTTATGAAGATTGTAGATGTACGCCTTGCCCGTAAGGTCGTCCAAATTCGTGTCGGAACTACGAGTCACTTCAATGTTGATTTGACGGTTAATGTCAAACATATACATCGGGGCACCTACTACCATTGACTCGTCAGCAATAGCCACGTCGAAACCATAGTCTCGATATGGACTCAGATACTTCTTCTTTCTCTGATAGACATTGGTAATCCCCCACACGCCTGACCCAGTGTCCTTCTGTAGAAGCATGGCCTGCCCATCCAAGAGAGTTTGTAAATCGGCATTGCAATAATGCAATTGGTTCAACGTTCCGCCGACATAGCAGGATGACATCCCCTCAACATCTATTTTTGGAACCCCAACTACAGCATTGCCATTGAACATGTCAACGGACCACCCCATGCGATTGTTGTACAGAGTTGTCGGCGTCCCATAAGTTTTCAGAACTTGTATCCATCCGGGGGCACCGGGGCAACGCTCGAAAATATATGCCGAACCTTGTTGGTAAAGGGTGGACCCGCTGTACTCAAAAAACATACGGTCATATGGTTCTCCGACAATAACGGAGTCTCCATAGGTTCCTACCGAATACCCGAAGCCATTGACTGAATTCATGGTGAGGTTGTCAGGCTGCGGAACATACTCGGGATTAAACGTCATTGGCTGGACGTTGAAATCGGGGCGGAAAACGTACGACTGAGACCACGCATTATTGACTTGCTCGAAATAATACGCCATGTCATTTGATAGGTTTCCACAGCCAACTACCAAACTGTAACTATGGGGACCATCATACTTGTTAAGCTTCAAACTGAATCCAAACTGTGATTGGTCCACGGCATAGGTCGGGGTGATTTTCTGGAATAAGGACCATGAGTAGTTGGTTCCTACCGTTTGGTTTTTGTACAGATAGACAATTCCGTTAGACCCGCTGTAATATGGAGACCCAATCGCAAGCCAATCTTTGTTGATGGAAACTGCCATACCAAACGAACCCGTTTCAACCAACAGAGAACCTATATCTGGGTCATCAATGGTAAATGCCGCCGCACTAGCACTGT